CTTTTTACACATCCGCACCAACTTTTTTTAGTTCAGCGATCACATCTGGCCGGTTTTGCTTGTAATAGGTACGCATTCCATCAGTCAGCGATTTCCACTGATCAAGCGTGACCATCTTGCGTTGCGGCGGTGTCCATTCGCTTGATTGCCCGTTAAAGGGCTTAGAATAGCCCGTGGCGCGCTTTGGCCTCTTTTTGCTGTCTCTTATGCACCAGTTTTGCCAAAAGGCCGTCAGATCGACATATGCGGCTTTATTGCCGTTTTGTTTATCCCATAGCCTTATTGCCTCTAATACTTCGGCTGCATCCAGACCTTTGCTTTGAGCAAATTGGCGATCAGCCTCATCAGGTTCCCAATCAACAACTTTAGTTTTCCCCTTATTTATTTTTAACGGTTCTTTAATGGTTATGGGTGCATCTCCTGCAGGGGTGTCCTGCATCTGGTGCAGGGGTGCGAGATATGCAGGGGTATACTCTGTTGACCTTCCAGACCGATGATTGCGGATCAAAAATCCACCATCTTCGAGCTTTTTCAACTTAGCCCGAACAGTGCGTTCCGCTGCGCCGGTAACGTGGCAAATATGCCCGACAGACGGCCACGCAACGCCCCTTGCGTCATTGTGGTGGTTCGCAACCACGATCAGCACCAGCTTTGCCAGCGGATCATTAACAGGGGCATCCATCGCCCAATCTAATGCTTTAATGCTCATCGTTTTCCCCCAATATCTCAATGGTCAACGCCGCATAGCCTATAATGTCCAGCAAGCTATCAAGATGCCGACAATCGTTTGACTGTAACCGCGCCATTTTGACGCCAATCATCGCAACGCCATATTGCTCCGGCGTGACTTCTTTTTTAAACACGCGCGACATTCGCTTTGCGCCTTCGCACCAGTTTTTGCGTAAATCGCCATAGTTTGACCCGCGTTGGGTCATAATATCTTGCACAGTCTGCAATGCTTTTGAACGGTTCAAAGTATTATTTCCTTTATCATATGAAATTCATCAATTGGCACTTCGGCCATCAACCCATAATCGCGCTCAATGCCGCGATCCCGCCTGCCACCGATAGTTGTGGCAAAATCCACCTTGAAGCTGCAAGCACCAATCCAGTCAGTCCAGCGCACTATTAAAAAGGTCGGTATGCCGGTTTCAAACGCCACTTGCCGCGCATACATCATTTTGTGAAGGTGGATCAGTGACGTTTTATATCGGTTGCGCGGGAATGTCCGGCATTTAACTTCGGCAAACGCTTCGATCTTGCCTTGCCGCGTTAGCGCAAAATCTAATTGACAATATTGCGGCAACTTAATCGGGTCGCATTTCCACGCTGTGCCGATTTCACTGATCGTTATCAGTTCCATCTTCAAATTGTGTTCGGTTTCCATCTTCATCCACTCCTTTATGGGTCATCTTGCACACCGGACAAAGCCATATGTCGTTTTCCTTTGACATATAGCTTCGGCACTTAGGGCATCTACCTTGTGCATATAATATGGCAAATTTACCATCACCGCTTTGGATCATTAAAGTGACCTTTCGGGAAAAACGGTATGACGTTTTGACGTTTTGACGTTGTTGATATGAAATCAGCGCGGATCACGCCTAAAGGCTCAACGCCATTATCCGAATTGCGCGGCAATACACGCACCTCAACGCCCGTTTTGCTTTTGAAGATTTCGACCGTCAAATCTTTAACGTCAATCCAAGTTTCACTTGAGATCATCACATATTCGCGGTCGCCCACGGTGTCCATATTACGCCCCATTTGCAAGCATCTCCCGAATTATCATCATTGCGGTTTCCAGATCAGTCTCAACGGCATATCGCCAATCATATTGTTCAACTATGTCTTGATTTGCCGAATAGCCAGCAAGCCCGACCAAAGCCGCCACTGGCAATCGCACGCGGGTTTTCATTCGGTCTAGCCGGTAAAACAACACCGGCAGTTTTTCAGCGACCGCAGCGGCAGTGCAGACTTGTGACCACCACTCACCTGACACGCCGGATTTATATCTTTTGCATTCAATCACCAGCGGAAAGTCGCAATCAGTCGTCACCAGATCGCCAAGATGCGCTTGCCGCGTCTGATCCAGTTCCCGCACAAAATGTAAGCCAAGATGGTCATAAAGTTCTTTGGCTATCTCATATTCATAGCCGCGACCTTTGTTTCTTGATTTTGATCCAGACATATCTGCTCTCCAATTTTGCCTAGCATTGCCCATCAGCCCCTAATCTGTAAAGCAAAAAAATAACTGTTGTCATTTGGGAACGATCTGCGCTAGGGTGTTGCTATGAAAAAACGGGAAATCAGTGAACTTTGGAAAACCGCAGGGTTTAGCCATTTATCGGCCAGCCAGCTTTTACGCTCGCCAGCAAAATGGATATTTGACTATCTGCATTTGACCAAAGACGAACGCAGCAAGGTCGGGGTTGGTGAACGCGCTGCGATAGGCACTTCAGTGCATACGGCGGTTCAGTCAATAGTGTGCCACGGCGCAGACATTGATGAAGCCATTGAAGCCGCGCAGATCGCTTTTGATTTTCATCCAGCGGATGAAGATGACGTTTTGCGTGTGAAGTTTCGTGAATGTATCCCGCAAATGGTGCATCAGGGCGTGAATATTTGTGTAGAAAACGGGTTCACTGGCGCGATTGATGAAGAACGCATTGAATGTTGGTTAGATGATGTGAACGTGCCGATCCTTGGCTTTGTTGACTTGCTCGTTGAAGGCTCGATGTTTGGCGAAATGAAAACCAAAGCACCGCGCAAAACAAAGCTGTTGAAAGACGGGTCACAAGGCTGGGCAAAGGCGACACTGCCCAAAAAGCCGGAGTTTGCACATATCTGCCAAGCGGCTATTTACTGGCACGCGCTGCGGGTCACGCCGTCCATCATTTATATAGCAGAACACGATGCGGTCATCTTCAACGCATATAATTGCGAAGAATTGCAAGCAGATGGCATCAATCACGCGCTGAATGAAATGCGTCAAAAAGCATTGATCCGGCAAAACCTGTTGACCGTCAGCACCGATCCGAAAGTGCTGGCATCTATCACCGATCCCGATTGGGGTCATATGTATCAGTGGAAAATGAAAACAGAATGGCTTGAAAGGGCAAAAGAGTTATGGAAAATATGAAATTGAACAGTGCGCTTAACGATTTCCGCAAGGCGGCAACAGTTGGCAAGTCTGGAAAAAACCCGATGTTTAAAAGCCAATATAGTACGCTGGGCGATGTGTTGACCGCGCTTAACGGCATCGCTGACTTCGGTTTGTCGTTCCAACAGTTCTTTAGTGACGACTGCATCGTGACCGTTGTGGCGCACGTTGAAACCGGTGAACAATTCACCAGCGCAATACCGGTTCGGCCAGAAAAGAACACGCCGCAATCATACATTAGTTGCGTGACATATTTACGCCGCGCATCTTTAATGACGATGTTCGGATTGAATGCCGATGATGATGATGGTAACTTAGCATCTGGTTCTGGCGCGGTTCCCTCCCGTCCGCAGCCTAAACCAAAGAGGCCAGTCGCTGCATCCACTCCGGCGGCTGGCCTCGCCTCCAACAATGTTCTAGCTGAAAAATTAGATGCCTGTGCAAGTGTGCGTGATGTTAACGCGCTTTACACAACGCTTTATGGTGCAAGCGGCATAAAAGCACCAGCCGACCAAATTGCAATGTTTTCAAAACGGAAAGAGGAATTAGCCTAATGACTGAATATGACAACACTAATCGCGGCGCGATCTTCAAGAACAACGACAAGACCGCCGACAATCAGCCAGACTACACCGGCAAGATTAATGTGGATGGCGTTGAAAAGCGGATTGCGCTTTGGATACGGGAAAGCGCAGCGGGCAACAAATATATGTCAGCTTCGATCAGCGATCCGATGCCGCCAAAAGAACAGGATGCGCCACGCGCAGAACAGATGCAGCCTTTAGCAGATGCGATCCCGTTCTAAAAAGAAACCAACCTATGCACCGGCCTCAAATGCACAAGGTCGGTGCGTATGGTGCGACAAGACCCTGCGCCTTAGTGATCCCGATTGGATTGTGGATGGCGCAAAACAAATTCTGCATCTTGGATGCTTTCGGGAAAGATTGGATATTTTAAATGCAAATCGAAAAGAACGTGCCGATCCCACCAGCGGGTCGCAGCAAGATTGAAATCATCAATGATATGGAAATCGGTGATAGTGTGCTTTGCGAAACTTATGAGCAAGCAATGTCGCTGCGTGATGCCTTGCGTTATCGCGGCCTTAAATACACAACTCGCAAGATGGACGGCAATGGGTGGCGGGTTTGGCGGCTGGAATAGCCGCCTTACTTTTTGCCCTTAACGCTGTCAATGACACCACCGCCAAAATAAAAGCCCAGAATGATCAGCATCGCGTAATTGATGCTGAATTGTTCCATCACCTTAGTCACCGCATCTGGATTGCCTTGACCGCTGATTGTCATTGACAAAACGATCACATAACTGCCCAGAAAAGTCGCCCCGAACATCAGTGCAAGATAACGCTGCGCGATCTTAAAAGGCGCATATGCACCCATTAGGTCAATCTTGGCCTTGCTTTTTGCCGCAATTGCTTCTTCATCGCTGGTGTGCATATCGTCAATCAGCTTCATACCTTGCTTGATGACGCTATCTGATCCCAGAATTTTACCTAATACTGCTAACATTTAATAACTCCAGATGTTTGGCCGTGGCGACCCACTAAACGTGTCAAGATGCACAAAACGCGCACTGCCCTTTTGTGATACGCCGATGCCGGTAAAACCTAGCTGGAAAGCCAGCTTCATTATTTCATACGCCTGTTGCCCGTTGCACGCTATGTCGGCTGCACAGCCCCTTGCGTGGGTTGATAGCTTGCCGGTCGGCTTTGACGCTTCAATGCTATGCTTTGGGCTTCGATAGCCGCTGGTGATCGTCATCGGGTTGCCATAAACGTCACGCAGTTCTTGCATCTTTTTCATAAATGCTGCCGACATTTTACATTCGCCGGTTTCACTGCAAGCAAATTCTTCTTCGCTAAAATTCGGATATTTATCCCAGTTCATTTTCTCATCTCCAAAACGTAGTCAACCGCTTTATGCCAGCTTTCAATTTCCGCTTCAGCCGTAAACCGCGATGGCGGCAGTCGCTTCGTACTTTGTAAGCACAACTTTGCGGTGGGCAAGAACAAGCAACGTCTGTGCGATGGATCACCGGCAACCAAAGCATATATGTCAAAATCCCTTGAACTATGCTTGCGCTTGACTTTGCTGCCGTGTGCAAGCTGGAATTGATACGATGGCGAACGGTTTGGCCTTGTAATAAGAGACGCAGTTTTAACTTGCACCGACAGATAGCTATCAGAATTGAAAGCCACCAAATCGACAGCCGTTTGCTGACATAATGAAACCTTATGCGTTCCAATCGAGATAATAGCCGCTGCGGCAAGATATTCCCCCATTAAGCCAATTGTGACTGCACTATTTAACAATAGCAGATGCCGCCTCTATCATTATAGCCAAAAACAGCCCAATGATAACCACAATGCAACCAATAACAATAGCCCCAAATTTCACATTTTCTAACATCTCTTGCTGGCGTTGCTGTTCTAGCTTTCGGGCTTTTGCACGCGCTTCTTTGGCTTCTTGCAAGCGTTTTTGCCGTTCGGCTAATATCGCAGCCCAAGTGCCGTGACCAAATCGGAAATCGACCATCCGCGCAATTTCGGCAAGCTGTTCTGCTGCAAGCTTCGCATCAATCATTTCTTTAGCCACAGACTGCACGCCAAACTGATCGGCTATCCCAACACCCGATTTGCGGTTGCTGGCCTCCTGCACCTGTTTTTGGCCGGTAAATAGGGCATCTATCTGACCAGCAATCTCGCCAATATCTTTGGCGGTGTTTATGTTTTGCTTGATAAAATCAACGCTGGCTTTGACTAAACTAATGCCAGCAAGTGCCGCTGTGACTGGTTCCAAGATAGCATTCCTTCTTTAAGAAGCTGACACCGCCACCGCTTCGGCATCAAGTTTGCAATCTCCCCAATATCCCGCGACATTTCCAAAGCGCGACTTCGACAAAGCTGCCGCGTTTCACTGTAAATAATCGAATGAAATTCTATGCAATCAGTCGGTGCGCCTATAACACAAGCCAGAACGATTGCTTTAAACATCGTCTTTTCGATCAGTCAAAAACTTAACTGTGTCAGTTTCCCAAATGCGGATCAGCACCCAAACGCCCGTTGCAATAGCCACAATGTCCGGTGCCATACCAACCCACGCAGCAAACGTGCCAGTGCCAGCCGCAACGTCAATGATGACTTTGTTTTCTTCGTTCATTATTCGCCGCCTTCAGCCGCAGTTTCTTCAGCCGGTGCCATCTCAGCCGCTTGTGCTTCTAAATGCGCTGCATAAGCATCCTTAACAGCCTGTGTGTGTACCGCTGCACAAATAGCTTGAACCTCTGTGCTTTCGCCAGTGATGTCAGCGTCTGGTGCTACAACGTGCCTGTGAAAGTTACGGCTAATCTCAACGCCATCACGCTTTATGACTATTGCGGTTCTGACTTGCACAAATTTGTGTTCAGATACGATTTCGATTTTGTCTTGTACTTGTTCTTCTGTTAGCGCCATCTGTTTATCTCCTGTGATGGTTGGACTGTCCGACCCTCATTTCCAATGGGGTTATTATGCGTCTGTTGGGTAGCTTAATGTCCACCACAACTGGTTGGAATCATTACTTGTTCTTAAATCACTGACTGTAATTCTAACATTGTTATTTTTTGCTAAAATTATTTGATTGCCAGACACAAACCCGCCGATGCTGGCGTCAACACTAGTGCTCCAGTTTTGCATATTTCCCGCCCTGCCTCCCGCGTAATGTCCTGAAGCTATTGAAAAAGGCAAACCACTAATTCTGAGTTCTCCGCTACCCCCGCTGACAGAACTGGTATTTGTGCCAAAATTCACTGTTACTAAACGACCAATTTTTGTGTAATTGCCACTTTGAACTGAATAACTAACAGTTGGTTGGGTTCCTGTTGACACAAATGAAGGATCCCAAATTCCGATCTCATAATCGGACAGCGCATTTGCCGCTGCGGTGTCGCCGTTAAAGGTAATGCCACCGGCAGCCAAGATCCGCATCTTTTCGCTTGGCGCGCTGTTTGTGGTTGTTGACGTAAGAAACGCTAAATCACCTTTGGGATATTGACCAGTGACTTGAGCCTCTGGGAACTGTGCGACAATAGACGCACCAGCGTAGTTTGGGCTGTAATCAGTGTCAGCCCTCGCAAAGTGCAAGCCAGCTACATTTCCGGCTGTGTGGTTAGTGTTTACAACGGCAATTCCAGAGTTGCTATTATTTCCGACGGTGGTTGTGCTGTCATTACCAAGGACGACCAACTTCATATCGCCGCCAACGCCGTTAAACACTGTTGTTTCTGAACCGCCAATGCCCACGTTGCCTGTCGTCGCTTGAACAAAAAAATGATTTACGTTTCCAGCAGTCGTTTTAACTCGGAAGTCTTTGTCGCTTCCAGCAAAAGCAGCCTCAGTTGATATTGTGGCTTTGCTGTCAAAATTTCCAAACGCACCCACGCTATCTATGTTTAGCTGGTCAACAGTAGCATCACCTGTTACTGAAACGCCAACGGCGCTGGTGGCGAATTTAATAGCGTTATTGTGGTAAAGAGTAACCGCACCATCATCAACAAATGTTGCGTGTGTTTCGCCAGAGCCTTCAATAGAAATATCAGAGCCAATTATCTTTAAGTTGCCTGTGCCTTGTTCGTTAATATAAGAATTTGAACCATCGTGGTAAATCTGCAAGTCACCGCCAACAGCATCGCCAAAAATGGCCTTGTCGTTGTCGCCAAATTTTATATCGTTGCCATTTGTGTTCAAATCGCTTGTAAGGTTTGTGATGCTAATGTTTTCTAACACATCTTGCTCAATCGCGTTGTTTAGCTCTTCGCGGCTGATCTTATGAGTAACCGCGCCAGAGGTATCAACCACAACAAAAAAGTCATCTGCGGCGGTTGCCGATCCGGTGATAGATACTAATTCGGATATTTTTTTATCGGCCATTTTTTCCTACCAAATCCAGAGGTCAATATAACCGGCGCGCCCAGCTTCCGGCTGAATGCTGCCGCCGTTGGTTGTCGCCGTACCGCCAGCACCAAGCGAATAGGACAAAACTTGCCCGCCAACAGTTGCGCCAGTGACATATTTTTGCACTAGAACGCCATTGCCGCCATCTGAACGTCCACCATCAAAGTTGTTTGTGGTTGTCCGACCACCAGATGCGCCAGCATTATAGAAAATATCACCGCCAGCCGATGACGCGCCGACAGTTGTGTGCCAATTAGATGTGCCAGCATCAGTGCCCAATGAATTACCATTTGCGCCGCCAGCCGCAGTGATGGCAATCCCTAGCGTGCC